CGAACCCCGAGCGCCGTGTCCCAGCCGAAAACGGTAGCAATGGCGTCCGGCACAACGATGTCGTCGCCTTCACGATAGACTTTGAGAAAACGCCACTCCGGTTCCGAGGGCAGGAGCACGCGCGCATCAGCCGGTGGTCGTTCGCCGATGATCGCGAGGTGGATGGCGTCCCACGTTTTTGGACCGGCCTTGCCGTCAACGGTTACGCCGACTTTGGCCTGCACGGCACGAATGGTGGCATCGAGATTCATTTCGCGTAGCCCCCTTTCTTCGGCAGCGTGAATTCGACGGCCCCGGCGCCGTATTTTGGATTCTGATACTCGAGGCGCATCGGCGCACCGCAGCCGGCGAAAATCAGCGCGAGCGCCACGATGAGGAGAATACCGAGGACGAGTCGGAGTGAATGGAAGAGGGGATCGTGCTTCATGCCTCGCCGCCCGCGTCAACTGGCGGGCAGCAGGAGCGGCAGTTGGGCAGGTGCGAGCAGTTTGTCCTTTTTGCGCAGATTCTCCTCAACGCGGAGGGGCTGGAGGTTGAGGTAGTGGAAGCAGAGTCGCTGCTGGCGCTCGTCGGTCAGATCAAACTTCGCGCACGGGATGATGTGGTCGATGTGCCAGACACGGCCGTGGTTGGCCCACGTCATGCCATACTTAAACTGCCGCTCAAGGTGGCGACGAAGTTCGGCCAACGAGCAGCCGACGTATTCGATGGTGCGATCGCTTTTTTGCGCGCGAGATCGCTTTAGGCACGCCTTGAGGCGACTGCGCAAGTTCCTCATGATCGCGAAGGATGGGCATTCTTTGACGCGGTTCCGGTGCCACTCGCGAATTCGCGCGAGTCGGCGCGCATTTCGAACCGGGTCGCCCTTGCACCGGTAGTATGAAGCAAGCGCTTCAGCCCGCCTCTTGTTGACTTTGGCGAGGTTCTGCCTCGCCCGCTCATAGCAACGCTTCGAATACTTGCGTTTGAGCGTCCGCCAAGCTGGGTCTTTGCTACGTCGTCGTGCATATTCCCGCGCCCATTCTCGACTGGCTTTCTGAAACGTCGGCTTTGCCTTTTGGCGCTCCTTGCTGCGGCGACTGATCGCCCGCACCTTCTCGGGATTGTTGCGGCGCCAGCGCCTGTGGTATTCGCGGTTATAGGCCCGAAGTTCCTCCTTGGTCACTCTCGACCGGGGGTGTCAATTCCGACTCGGCTCCGATGAGCTTGAGCATCGTCGCCGCGCACACCTGCATGACCTCACAGTCGAAAAAATGCTGAGGCCGCTTGCCGATACGCTCCCAGAGCCATTTGCCTGATTTTTTCACGCGCTGCTCGCCTTCCATCTGCGTGAGGTAATCGTCGTCGATGTCGCTGGGCACTTCCCACGTCCCTCCGCGCTCCGGGTTCTGATTGCGCCGCACCCGCGCGAGTGCGTCCTTGATGTTTAGCGCACTGAAGTAGTGGACGAAGCAGTGCCGGTTGTGGCCGAGCACGACCTTACGCCGGGGCGAGTAGAAACGCTGCACGCTCTTCCCGCTCCTAGTGCGGTGGACGAACGTCGCGCGCCGGTCGCCCATCAGCGCGACCCAGCCACGCTTGGCACATTCGCGATACACGTCGTAGGTCGCATAGCCCGCATCAAGAAAGACGAGGCTCGGATGCACGTCGAAGCGCGTTTGTAATGCATCGACGTCCTCAAAGGTGAGCAAGCGTTCGTTCCAGATTAGTCGGGACGAACCGGTCGCACTCCACAAGCGCACGACCGCGAAAACGTGATCCATCTGGCAGTCCACGGTGAGGATGCGCAGAGGAGCCACGATGTCGCCCGGCTCGTAGGGCGCGGCGACAATCTGGCCGCGCGCGTTCACGCCGGCCTCGTCGTCCCACAGTTCGCCTTTGCGATAGCCGCCGCGTGTGATCTCCAGCTTGTAGTCTTCCTCATACTCGCGCCACGGCTGGGCCAGGCGTTTCTGGAAAAACTGCTTCAGCGTGCTGATGTCGCCACGGCGGGCAATGGCTTTGGCCCGCAGATACAGCTCCGCGAGCGCGCCCCAGCTCATCGTGCTGAGGCTGTTCCAGTGGAAACCGACATTTTCCTTCGCGGCGCGCGGGTTCTGGGCGACGAAACGGCCGGTGGCGTTCAGCTCGCGCCTGATGCGGTCGCTGTCATCGAAGTAGAAATTGCACGACACGCAGCGCATAGCCGCCGTGCGCCGCACCTCGGCAAAATCCCATTCGCCGTTTTCGTCGCGGGCCGTTTTGGACCATTCGACCTGCTCCCAACTCCACGGCTGGCGCGTGTGGCAATGCGGGCACTCGAAGGTCCACTCGCGCATGTCGGTCGTCTGGAACTTGCGGTCGAAATCGTCGCCCTCCTCCCCGCCCTGGCTCATCCAGATGCACTTGCCCAGCCAGCCGAAGGCGGTGACGCGCGCCTCGGCCTCGGCCATGTGGCCCTGCGGATAGGACCAGCATTCGTCGGCGAAGATCCAGCGGATCGAGCGCCGCTGCAGGTTCGTTTTGTTGTGCGCTCCCAGCACCCAGAGCGTCATACCGTTGGCGAAGTGGATCGTGGCCGTGCGTTTCTTGTGGCGGTCGCGCGGGAAGAGCCGGGTCACCGGCTCGCATTCCTCGAAGAGCTTGTGCAGCCGGGACTCGGCCTGGTCCTTGGCGTCGTCGTCCGTTTCGTTGAGCCAGAGCGTCGGGCCGGGTAGATTGGCGATCACGTAGCACAGGGCCAGCTCGGCGGCCGTGGTCTTGGAGGATTGCACCGAGGCGAGGATGCAGACCTGGCGCACGGCGGGATCGACAATGGTTTCGAGCGGCTCGCGGATGTGGGGCGAGTTCTCGATGCGAAACCGCCCGGGGATCGGCGAATACGGAATCGCCGCGATATGCCGGTGCGCCCAGAGCCACGGAGGCGAGCGATCCGGCGGACGCCAGGCGTCGCGCCAAATGCCATCCAACAACGCGCTCATTTCCGCGCGGCGTCCGTAGCCCCGTGCAGCAGTTCGTAAAATTCGATCACGAACCGCTCCAGTTCCTCGCGGATGCCGTGGGCGTCCTTGCCGGAAAGCACGGGCGGCATTTCATCAAGGAGCCGGGCTTCGAGCAGCGCCCGCGCACGGCTGATCTGGGCGATCCATTCCTTTTTCACCTGCTCCACCGCCACGAAGTCACCCCGGCGGACGGCCAGCCGCAGCTCGCGCTCCTCCACCTCGGCGAGCAGCTTCCGGGCTTTGAGCGCCTGCTGAACGTCCGGGGTTTCCTCGCCGCCCTTGAGTCCGCGCGCCCGCATGAACTCCCGCCACTTGGCCACGTCATGCAGGCCGTTGGCCTCGGGCTTAGGCGCGTCCTCGAATTTCTTCCACCCGTTGATCGTCTGCCGGCTGACCTTCAGCGCCACCGCCAGCTCGACGAAGTTGCGCACGTAGGCCGGGCCGTCGCCGCCCGCGCCCGAGGCCATCGACTGCAACATCGCCCGCTCGGTGCGGTTGATCTTCCCGCCCGCCTGCACACGTTTGACGAGATTGGCGAAGTCGCGGTTGAGCAGCTTCTTGGCGATGTCCGGTGGGATGGCGTCCATGCCCCGCGCCGGGCGTCAACGGCCCACAGTTCATGCCGACACGAACATTCGCCACGCCGGCCGCTCAATACTATGGCGATTTCAGGGCGCGGGACAGCGCCTCCCTCGGTGCATGATATTCGTTTCGCGAAAACAGAAGTCCGTTCAGCCGATCCTCCACCTTGTTCCAGTCGGAATGTTCGTTCAGGTGCTCGATCTCCAGTCGCGCGTGTTCTCGCGCTTCGTTCATTGTGCCGATCAGGCTGCGGTCGCTCCGGCGCAGGACGATGATGGTCTGAGTGTGTGTGTCGAGCACACCGCCCGCTTCTTCAAAAATGCGTGCCGCCCGTCGCAGGAAAACGCCGAGGAACTGATCAAATGAACGGATTCCTTTCAGCGGCAGCACGACCATCGAGAGAGTGGTGTCGTTCATCACCAAGCCGCACTGCCCTTCATGCGATTGGAAAATGTCCGCAGTCCATGAATCAAGCCACCCAAGGTGCAACGGGCGGAGATCCGGAAACGATACCGGGCAATTCAGGCGTTTCGCGAATTTGGCTGAAACATTGAGGACCATTACCGCTGCTTTCTGCGTTGTGGCTTCGCCTTCCCCAACGCTCCGCCGTGCTGAATGATCTGGAGCATCGCACCCAGACCAAACCCCTGCGGCATCGCGCGTTCCTGCTCCCAGTTCTCCAGCGAGCGCCGCGACACGCCGAGCCGGTCCGCAGCCTCCTGCTGCGTGTAGTTGTTCTGCTCGCGCCACGCGACGAGCGTTTTTGCGAAGTCACGATGTTTCATGTCCTTCGAGGGATAAGAATTCGCATCGGTAATCCGTGCAAGCCGAACGCGGGCGTTTCGGTGATTTCGAAGAGGCTCCGCTGCGCCGCGAGGAACAGCACACAAGCATCCAAAATGTCATCGCGCGCTGACACAGAACGCGCATATTTCCCGCACGCTGCGTTATAGAGGTCATCCAAGCGCACGTCTTCCCGCTTCAGAAGGACAAGCCGCGCGCGTAATCCATCGGGATTCTTTTTCCCAATCGGAACTGGCGATCCACGCAGCCACAGGAAGCAGAGTTCGGGGTGCGATTCGGCTACAACTGTTTGCGCCTCGGCACTGCTTGCGAGAAAGGAATTCACTTCGTTGATCTTTTCCCGAAGTGCATGGGCCTGGCGCGAAATGCCCTTGGATGTGAGTCGGCGACTCAAACTGCTCGCTCGGGCATGATCGGGTTCGGCTAGCGCATCGGCTATCGGCACCCGAAATACAGTGCATGATCGGCGACCGAGGCGAGCTTGCGCCTCGACATCACATTTGCGCGGAAACTGAGACGGATGCGATGGGACGCCGATGGGGATGTCCACAAGTATCCGCTTCGCTGCTCGGTGCTCATTCCACAGTGCGACGAAACTCTCGTACGCACGATACCGCAGGGTGTCTCCCTGATTCCAAACAGCGAACCAGCCGTGAGGGCAGCCATCCACACCAACGAAGTATGCGTGCTTTGACATCCTGCGAGTGTCGTGAAGATCCACTGCGCCCACAATGCCCTCGTCGATCCGGCGACGCTCAAGCCGAATCCGGTTAATCCGAACCGGCACAGCGCGCATCAGATTCAGTTGCTCGCTTCCATCATTCAGGACCAGGGCTGGCGCGGGCCGATCACGGTAAGCAAGCGCAGCGGCCTGATCGTGCGCGGCCACGGCCGCCTCGAGGCCGCGCTGCTCATGGGCGCGGAGAAGGTGCCGGTGGATTATCAGGACTACGCGAGTGAGGCGGAGGAACTCGCCGACCTGCTCGCCGACAACCGCC